AATGGAACAGTTAAAAGACTCATTATTAATATGCCTCCACGTCACACTAAGTCTGAGTTCGCTTCTTACCTTCTACCTGCTTGGTTCCTTGGAAAATTCCCCGGCAAAAAAATCATTCAGACGTCACATACGGCGGAGCTGGCGGTGGGTTTTGGTCGTAAAGTCCGAAATTTGGTCGATTCCGACATATATAAAGACTTATTTCCTGATGTGGCGCTTCAATCCGACTCCAAAGCAGCGGGTCGTTGGGCAACTAACTATGGCGGTGATTATTTTGCTATCGGTGTGGGCGGTGCTGTTACTGGTAAAGGTGCTGACCTTTTAATAATTGATGACCCACACTCTGAGCAAGAAGCCGCTTTAAGCGAAAGTAACCCCGAAATCTACGATAAAACGTATGAATGGTATACATCTGGCCCTCGTCAGCGTTTACAACCAGGTGGGGCTATCGTAATTGTTATGACTCGGTGGTCTAAAAAGGACTTAACGGGTCAAGTTATCAAAGCTGCGGCCCAAAGAAGCGGTGAAGAGTGGGAAGTTATTGATTTTCCTGCTATTTTGCCGTCTGGAAAGCCACTTTGGCCTGAATTTTGGTCAAAACTTGAGTTAGAAGCCCTAAAAGCTGAACTTCCTGCGGGTAAATGGATGGCTCAGTATATGCAGCAGCCGACTTCAGACGTTTCAGCAATTATTAAGCGAGAGTGGTGGCAAGTTTGGGAGCATGATGACCCTCCACAATGCGAGTTTTTGATCCAAAGTTGGGATACAGCGTTTTTAAAGACAGAACGGTCAGATTACAGTGCTTGTACGACTTGGGGAGTGTTTTATCAACCAGACGCAACAGGTTTAGAGCAGCCAAATATCATACTTCTTAATGCTTTTAAGGAACGGATGGAGTTTCCTGAGTTAAAGCAAAGAGCTTATGCGGAGTACAAAGAGTGGGATCCTGATGCATTGATTGTAGAAGCGAAAGCTGCGGGTTCTCCGTTGATATTTGAACTTAGAGCCATGGGTATACCCGTACAGGAATTTACTCCAAGTCGTGGTAATGATAAAATTGCGAGATTAAATGCAGTAGCAGATATTTTTGCTAGTGGTAGGGTGTGGGTGCCCAATACAAGTTGGGCGGAAGAACTGATTGAAGAAGTAGCAAGTTTCCCTTCTGGAGAACATGATGACATGGTAGACTCAATGTCACAGGCGCTATTGAGATATCGTAAAGGCGGCTTTATTCCTTTGCAGTCAGACTTAGCCGATGAAGTTAGAGAATTTAAATCCAAGCGGAATGCTGGGTACTATTAAGGTAAATAATTATGGCAATTGATAAAGCACTATACCAAGCCCCTGAGGGGATTGAAGCCCTTGCGGAAAAAGAAGTTCCTATTGAGATTGAGATAGAGGATCCAGAATCGGTCCGTATTGGTGTAGACGGTATGGAGATTGAAATTGAACCGGGTAAAGAAGTAAACGATGAGTTCAATGCCAACCTTGCTGAAGAATTAGATGACGGCGTATTAGCCAGCCTTGCTAGTGAATTATTGGGCGATGTTGAAAGTGACGTAGCTGCTCGTAAAGATTGGATACAAACTTATGTTGATGGTTTAGAGTTATTAGGTCTAAAGATTGAAGAGCGTAGCGAGCCATGGGAAGGTGCTTGTGGTGTGTATCACCCACTGATGAGTGAAGCGTTGGTTAAGTTCCAAGCTGAGACTATGATGTCTATTTTCCCTGCGGCTGGTCCAGTTAAGACACAAATTATTGGTAAAGAAACACCGCAGAAAAAAGCAGCTGCTGAACGTGTCCAAGATGACATGAACTTCCAGTTAACAGATGTGATGTCTGAATACAGACCTGAAACCGAGCGTATGTTGTGGGGCTTAGGTCTATCTGGTAATGCATTTAAGAAAGTTTATTTTGACCCTACTATGGATCGTCAGGTGTCAATGTTTGTACCAGCGGAAGACATCATTGTCCCGTATGGAGCTAGTAATCTAGCGTCTGCAGATCGTATTACTCATGTGATGCGCAAGACAGAGAACGAGGTAAAGCAACTACAAATAGCAGGGTTCTATAGAGACATAGACCTTGGAGAGCCAGCCAACATACTGGATGAAGTAGAGAAGAAGATTGCCGAGAAACTAGGGTTCCGTGCTACTTCAGATGATCGCTACAAACTATTAGAGATTCATGCCAATTTAGATTTAGAAGGTTTTGAGCACACTGACGAAGACGGTGAGCAAACAGGTATCGCTTTGCCTTACATCATAACTATTGAAAAGGGTAGTCAGGAAGTTCTTTCTATCCGTAGAAATTGGGAACCAGATGATAAGAAAAATATTAAACGGCAGCATTTCGTACATTACGGTTATATTCCGGGTTTTGGCTTCTATTGCTTTGGCCTCGTGCATCTTATTGGCGCTTTCGCCAAATCAGGAACGTCTCTTATTAGGCAGCTTGTTGACGCTGGTTCACTTGCAAACTTGCCAGGTGGCTTTAAGACCCGTGGACTGCGTGTCAAGGGAGACGACACCCCGATAGCCCCAGGGGAGTTCCGTGACGTTGATGTTCCTAGTGGAGCAATGAAAGACAACATCATGCCGCTCCCATACAAGGAGCCAAGCCAAACATTGATGGCGTTGTTAAACCAGATCGTAGAAGAAGGTCGCCGCTTTGCTAACACTGCCGACTTACAGATTAGCGATATGTCTGGTCAAGCACCAGTTGGTACAACATTAGCAATTCTAGAACGCACATTGAAGGTGATGTCAGCTGTACAAGCTCGTATTCACTATAGCCTCAAGCAAGAACTTAAGTTATTAAAAGGCATCATTGCTGCGTACACCCCAGAGGAGTATGACTATGAGCCGACTGAAGGATCGCGCCGCGCTAAGAAGAGCGATTACGAAAATGTTGATGTTATTCCGGTGTCGGATCCCAATGCGTCAACGATGGCCCAAAAGATTGTCCAGTACCAAGCAGTATTACAACTGGCGCAAGGGGCACCCCAACTATACAACCTCCCGCTTCTCCACAGACAGATGCTCGATGTATTGGGGATCAAGAATGCGGCAAAACTTATCCCGATGGCGGAAGACCAGAAGCCGCAGGACCCAGTTTCGGAAAATCAGAACGTCTTAATGATGAAACCGGTCAAGGCATTTGCTTATCAAGACCACAAAGCGCATATTGCTGTACATATGTCTGCTATGCAAGATCCAAAAATCATTGCACTACTACAAAACAATCCAATGGCTCCACAGCTCCAATCAGCTATGATGGCGCACGTTAACGAACACTTAGGATTCCAGTATCGTATTGAGATTGAACAACAACTAGGTATGACTTTGCCACCACAGTATGATGAGTCTGGCGAAGACATTAATATGGACCCAGAAGTTGAGGCTCGCCTAGCTCCAATGTTGGCACAAGCTGCTACTCAGTTGTTACAGCAGAACAAATCTCAAGCACAACAGCAACAAGCGCAACAACAAGCCCAAGATCCAATTGTTCAAATGCAACAACAAGAATTGCAAATCAAACAGGCAGAGCAACAACGCAAGACCCAAAAAGATGCTGTTGACGCACAACTTAAAATGGCTCAAATTGATGTCGAGAAACAACGTATCCAAACCCAAGCCAAACTTGAGGGAGCTAAGGCGTTGATGAATCAGTCTGCACAGAAGAAATCATTGTTGGTTAGTTCTGGGGTTGACTTGCTAAAGAACTACACATCTAGAAAACATGAAGAAAAGAAACAACAAAAAGAATTGTTTGCTAAAGGGTTGGACAGTGCCCACAAACACGCATCAACTAAAACGAAAGGTGATTAATGGACGTTACTGATGTTCTAGTGGACGAACTAGACAAAAAAGTTGAACAACTAAAAGAATGGATAGCAAGCGGACAAGCGCAAGACTATCCAGGGTACCAAAAAACGTGTGGCGAGATTCGAGGTCTGCTAATTGCGCGTGGATATATATTAGACCTCAAACAAAAAATGGAGAACTCGGACAATGAGTGAACTAAACCTTAGTCAGGCGGTGGACCTATCGGCTGTGCTAAACAAAGAAGCAGAAGAAAGAGCAAAACAACTTCCAGTCCCGCAGGGATATCGTATTTTGTGCGCAATTCCTGAAGCTGAAGAAGCGTTTGACAGCGGCATTATTAAGTCAGACGAAACCCGCAGGCATGATGAACTCTTAACCACAGTGCTGTTTGTTGTGGATTTAGGTCCAGATTGTTATTCGGACAAGAGCCGTTTCCCCAACGGTCCGTGGTGTAAAAAGGGTGATTTTATCCTTGTACGCCCAAATGCAGGCACACGCTTGGTTATCCATGACCGTGAGTTCCGCATCATCAACGATGACTCTGTGGAGGCTGTAGTTCAAGACCCCCGTGGAATCAAACGTAAATTTATTTAAGGAGGCTGGACATGGCTGAATTTGAAAAAGTAGAATATGAGTTTCCTGACGAAGTAGAAGCTAAGGGTAAACCCGTAGAAAAGGAAGAACCAGAGCTAGAAATCGAGATTGAAGACGATACTCCCCCAGAGGACCGTAATCGCCGACCTGCTATGGACCCAGATGCGGTCAAGAAGCTAGAAGTTGAGGTAGACGAGCTGGATAAATACAGCGCTGAAGCCAAAGACAAAGTAATTAAGATGAAAAAAGTTTGGAATGACGAACGCAGACGCGCGGACGCAGCCGAACGAGAGCAAAGGGAAGCCTTACGAGCTGCCGAGAAGTTAATGGCAGAAAACAAGCGCATGAAGGAGATGATTGCTAACGGCGAGAAGGAATATGTCGCGGCAATGAAGGGTTCTGCCGATATGCAGCTTGAAATGGCTAAACGTTCTTACAAAGAAGCATATGATTCTGGCGATTCTGATAGGGTTTTAGAAGCCCAACAAGCAATTACAGAAGCAACTTTGCGTTTGGACAAGGTAAAGAATTTTAAACTACCCCCTTTACAAGAAGAAAAATTTGAGGTACAAAGAGAGGAACAGTACCAATCTCCACCAAAACCAGACGACAAAGTTATGGCTTGGCAGGAAAATAACCCTTGGTTCGGACAGGACGAGGAAATGACTGCAGCTGCACTTGGCTTACATGAAAAGCTAAAACGTCAGGGCGTTGTGATTGGATCTGATGACTATTATGCGGCGTTGGACAAAACAATGCGAAAACGGTTCCCAGAGGAATTTGATGAGCCGGAAGAAGTAGCGGTTAAAGCAAAGGAAGACGCTCCGAAAGCAAAACCCAGCACGGTAGTGGCGCCTGCGACAAGAAGCACCGCTTCTAAAAAGGTCAAGCTGACAACGACACAAGTAGCGTTGGCTAAAAAACTTGGTCTTACCCCAGAGCAATATGTCCGTGAACTTTTAAAAATGGAGGCCTAATATGGCTGGCAACAAACTTAGTAGAGAAGTAGATACCAGAGAATTAAATGAGCGCCCAAAGCAGTGGCAGCTCCCAGAACTTCTTCCAGAGCCCGACAAGCAGGCTGGGTATTCGTATCGTTGGATTCGTGTTTCTACACTTAATGCTGCTGACCCACGCAACTTGTCTGCGAAGATGAGAGAGGGTTGGGAGCCTGTAAGATTAGAAGAACAACCAAAATTTCAACTGCTAGCCGATCCAAATAGTCGCTTTAAGGACAATATTGAAATCGGCGGGTTATTACTCTGTAAGACTCCAACTGAATTTGTAGAACAGCGAAACGCGTATTTTAGTAAGCAATCGCAAAATCAGACGGACGCTGTAGATAATAATTTAATGCGCCAAAGCGACCCACGGATGCCACTCTTTACTGAGCGAAAATCCACGACTAGTTTTGGTAATGGTTCTTAAATATAATTAGGAGTTCTTAAATGGCTTATCCTACCGTATCAGGCCCTTATGGGTTTCAGCCGATCAATTTGATCGGTGGTCAGGTATTTGCTGGTTCAACTCGCTTGTTCCCTATTGCTCAAAACTCTGGCACATCAATTTTTTACGGTGATGTCGTACGTTTGAACACTGGTGGCACACTAAGCAAAGTTTCAACCACAGCTACCGCGACTGACGCAGTTGGTATTTTCTTGGGTTGTCAGTTCACAAACCCAACTACCAAACAATTGTTGCAACAACAGTATTACCCAGCTAGCACAAATGCTACTGACATTCAAGCTTTCGTTTTGGATGATCCAGATGCATTGTTCAAAGTTGCGGTTACAGCTGCTGGCGCATCAACAATTTCTGGTGTAACACAAGCAGCTATTGGTCAAAACTCAGCTTTGATTTTGACTGCTGGCAGCACCACAACAGGCGACTCTTTAGCATCTATTTCAGCAACTACTGGTAGCGGTTCCGCATTACCTATGCGTATCGTAGCTGGTGTTCCTGAGACAGTTAATGCATCGGGTTCTTTTACTGAAGTTATCGTTAAGTTTAACTTTGGTGTCCACACCTACTACAGCGGTTCTGCTGTAGCTACAGCAGCTTAAGGAGCTAAGTAAATGGCTATTTCACGCGCACAACTACTAAAAGAGCTCCTCCCAGGCTTGAACGCTTTGTTCGGACTTGAGTATGCTCGCTATGGCGAAGAGCACAAAGAGATCTACGAAACTGAGACCTCTGAGCGTTCTTTTGAAGAAGAAACTAAATTGTCAGGCTTTACAGCTGCTCCAGTCAAAAACGAAGGTTCTGCTATTCGTTACGACAACGGGCAAGAAGCATGGACTGCACGTTACAACCACGAAACCATTGCAATGGGCTTCAGCTTAACTGAAGAAGCTATTGAAGATAACTTGTATGACTCATTGTCTGCACGTTACACCAAAGGTCTCGCACGTTCTATGGCGTACACCAAGCAAGTTAAAGCTGCTGCGGTTATTAACAACGGATTTACTAGCTCTGCCGCTTACTACGGTGGTGATGGCGTTCCTTTGTTCTCAACAGCACACCCATTGGTTTCTGGCGGTACAAACAGCAACACACAGACAACTATGACTGACTTGAATGAGACTTCTTTGGAAGCCGCTGTAATTCAAATCGCTGGTTGGACTGATGAGCGTGGTTTGTTAATTGCTGCTAAACCACGTAAGTTAATTGTTCCTCCAAACCTCATGTTCGTTGCAACTCGTTTGCTCGAAACTGAATTACGTGTTGGTACAACTGACAACGACATTAACGCACTGAAGAACAATGGTTCTATTCCAGAAGGTTACACAGTAAACCACTTCCTAACCGATACAAACGGCTGGTATTTGACTACTGACGTACCTAACGGTATGAAGCATTTCGTTCGCACCCCATTGAGCAATTCTATGGATGGTGACTTCGACACAGGTAACGTTCGTTACAAGTCTCGTGAGCGTTATTCTTTCGGTTGGTCCGATCCCCTCGGTATGTGGGGTTCACAAGGCGCCTAATAGGTTCCTTGGTTTTACTAAGACCCCGCTCAAAAGGCGGGGTTTTTCTTTTCTTCTGCGTGGTGCACTCTATGGCAGTTAGCACACAAAACAATACATTTTTGAACTTCTTCCATAGCTGCAGCAAAACAACCGTTGCTGACTAGTTTGCTGACTATATTTTCTTTTTCGCTTGGGTCTACGTGGTGAAAGTCTAAAGCAGCTGGATGACTAAACCCGCATTGTGTGCATTTAAGTGTACGTTTAAATGTATCCCACCTAGCTTTACCTATTGTTCTTGTTACTTTACTTCTGGCTATTACTTTTTCTTTATTTGCTAGATAATACTCACGGCTGCGTTGCTTGTGATACGCTTTTCTTACGTTCTCGTCTTTGTATGGCATCAGGATGTACCTTATATTTCCAATAGAGTGCGTTTTTGTAAGACCACGGATTAGAAGGAGTATACAGTTTAAATCCCGCATTGATTAAACTATTGCTGCTGGCAGGGTTATTTGTTGTGTCAGTAATACACCAATTCCATCCAAGCTTTCTTGCTTGTTTTAGACGAGCCTTAATTAATCTTAATTGCAACCCATTACCAGTAAACTCATCTAGTACACCTGCTCTACATAAATAACCTGTATCTGTCCACTTGATCGAGCGGACCAAACCCGCAAAGGCGACAGGCTTTCCATCCGCTGCATATGCAATCCACCAATGACCCCGATCTGTCTTGTACGGCGTATCCTGAGGAAGTATTTTCTTTTGAAGAAAAAGTAGTGTGGTTTGAACTGACGAGACTCTGAGGTCCACTTTTTTGACTGTGAATTGCATTTCCCATACCCCTCCGCTGATTTGTCTATTTATACCTATTTTACCTAAAAAATATTGCACAAAGATAAAAACATGGTATTATGGCTTATCTGGGTAAAACCAGCCTATTTGACTGTCCCAGCAGACGATATACCGACTTATAGGCTTAACTTGTATATAGGAGATCCTCATGGGATTCGCTACTCACCTAGGCCCTTGGCTATTAGGCACAAATCGTTACACAACCGGCACAACTGCAACTACTATTGCCAATACTGGTTGCACAGTCGTTACTCAAAGCGTTACAGTTTCTCAAACTGACTCAGGCACAGTTAATTTTGGCGCATTGCCAGCTGGCTCAATGATTACTAACGTTCAGTTTATTACTCCAACTACTGCGTTTACTTCAGGCACAATTAGCATTTCTGTTGCTGGTACTGCGCTGGTAACTACTCAAAACTTACCAACAGCACTAGGCGTTGCAAGCGTTACTATTGCTACTACAGGTGGTGCGGTTGCTAATAACGTAGGCTCTACAGATGCTTTGGTTACTTATACTTTAGGTAGTCCAGTTGGTTCTGGTGCAGCTTCTACATTGGTAATTACTTATGTAGTTCGTAACTCAGATGGCAGTCAGCGCCCAACAGGCACACAAAATTAATCTTGCGGGGGTCTAGTACCCCCATTCAATCTTTAGGAGATTAATTATGACAATGCAATATGACGTAAAAGGCTCGCATTTTAGCGGCTCAGGTTTAGCAGTATCTAGTCGTTGCCGCCTTAAAAATTTAGTTTATCTTGGCACTGGTACGGCTGGCAGTATTGATTTATTTGATACCACCACCGCTCCTGTTTCAGCCACTTATGCTCGTTCTGGATATACAGTAACAGTTACAAAAACTGCACATGGGTTAACTACTGGGCAAGCTATTGGCATAAGTTATTCTCCTGCTTCTGGTGTTGCTGCCGTTGCTGGAACTTATACAATTACTGTTTTAACTGCTGATACCTTTAGTATTACAGACCTTAATACTGGAACCATTGCTGGTGGTACCGCTTGCGTATATTCAACTGGTAAATTTTTAACTAGTTACAACACAGGAACAGCAGTACAACCATTCCAGGCAATTTTTTCTGGTGAAGGAATTTTGGCGGAAAATGGTATTTATGTTGTAGTAACTAATATTAACTACCAGACTATTCAATACGGATAAAAAATGACCGAACAAGTTCGCTTAGAGGCTGGATATAATTTAGCAGGTCGGAAGGTGATGTTAGGTCTTCCATCCTACGATTACAAAGTATCCTCCAAATTAGCTATTTCAATGGCTAATTTTTGTTTAATGGCAATGAAACACGGTGTTGACGTTCAGGTTTGCAATATTTCTGGATGTTCTGTTGTGTCTCGTGTACGCAATCTAATTGCTACTGAATTCTTAAAGTCGGACTGTACAGACTTAATGTTTATTGATTCGGATATTAACTTTGATGCTGAAGATATTTTCCGTCTAATGGCGTGGAACACAGACCCTAAAAAAGGTATCGTAGCTGGTATCCCTGTTGCCCGTAAAAAAGGTCAGGTTTATTTTTCTACACTAGACACAGACGATGAAAGCATTTTCATGGACAAGATGGGTCTAGTTAGAGCCAAGCGTGTAGCTACGGCTTTTATGATGATCCGCAAAGAAGTGTTTGAAAAGTTGGCTGAAGCTCATCCAGAGTGGCTTTATCATGATGAAAAGAAACAGGGCGATGAAACATACTGCTTCTTTGACTTTGAATTAAAAGACGGGCAATATATTGGTGAAGACTATTTATTCTGTGACCGTGCTAGAGAGATGGGTTTTGAAGTATGGATTGACCCTACAATTAAACTAGGTCATATGGGTGTACATGAGTTTGAAGGTTCATTTGGTGAAGAGTTTCTTTATCCATTAATCCGTCCAGTAGACTCTAAAAAGGAAGCTGCATAATGGCTACTAAAAAGAAAAAAGGTGTATCTCTTGCGATTGGTCGTGGTGAAAAGTTGCCTGTATCTAAGGGCGCTGGGCTTACCGCCAAAGGCCGTGCTAAGTATAATGCGGCTACTGGCTCGCATTTAAAAGCTCCGCAACCCGAAGGTGGTGCCCGTAAAAAGTCGTTTTGTGCTCGTATGTCTGGCATGCCCGGCCCGATGAAAGATGAGAACGGTAAACCTACCCGTAAGGCAGCTAGCTTAAAAAGGTGGAAATGCTAATGAATGATCCGTTTATAAATCTAGACGAAGCAACAAAACATATTATTGATTTTGCTTCGGTTGTTACCGTACTAGGAACCCTTGCAGATATGTTGCCAGCTATTGCCGCTATTTTTACTATAGTCTGGACGGCTATTCGCATCTATGAGACTAAGACTGTTCAAGGTTGGTTGGGAAAAAACAATGCCATCAACAAGTAAAAAACAACACAATTTTATGGCTGCAGTTGCCAAAAACCCAGCTTTTGCTAAGAAGGTTGGAATTAAATCATCAATTGGAGAAGAGTTTATGAAAGCGGATAAGGGTCGTAAGTTTGGTACTGGTGGAGCTATGAAACCAGTAGACGCAAAGAAAAATCCAGGAATAGCTAAGTTACCTACAGCGGTACGCAACAAAATGGGTTTTATGAAAAAAGGCGGCATGGCTAGTGATGCTAAAGAAGATACCAAAATGGATAAAGCCCAAGACAAAGCTATGATTAAAAAAGCATTTAAAATGCATGACAAACAAGAACATAAAGGCGGCAAGGGTACTAACTTAGCCGCTCTTAAAAAAGGCGGTATGGCTATGAAAAAGATGGCAATGGGCGGTATGGCTAAAGAAACAATGGGCCCTCGTACAATGGCTAAAGATGTAGAAAAAGGTTCAAACAAGCTAACTAAGTTTGGTGAGTCTGCTGTTCAAAAACGTGGTCATACTAAAGGTCGTAACCTTGGTGATTCTGGTCCTACAGCTTCTATTACTAAAGGCATGAAAAAAGGCGGCAAGGTTAAAATGTGTAGTGGTGGTATGTACGGTAAAAAGAAATAATCCCAAGAAAGGTAACAAAGTTATGAAAAAGAAAATGAAGCGTTACGAAGACGGCGGCGAAGTTGAATTTGAAACTAAAACCGGCAGAAATAAAAACATTGATGGTGGTGTACCTGATAGCGACACTCGCATTAAAGCGGCAGACTACGCTAATAGCAAGATTGAAGATGAGCCAATGATTGATATGCGCCCAGCTCCAAAGTCTAAGTCTTCTCCAAAAGGCGCTAAAGCATTTACACGCGCTGAAACTGGTGGCGGTGCATCTTTGATGACTCGTAAAGATCGTAGCGATATGCCAAAAGCTAAAGCTAAAAAATCTTCTAGCTATACACCTGACCACACTATGGGCATGGCAATGAAAAAAGGCGGTTCTGTTAAGTCTGCTTCAGCCCGTGCTGATGGCTGCGCTATTCGCGGTAAAACAAGAGCCTAATATGCGAGCCTCTCGTGGTATGGGCGACATAGCTCCTTCTAAAATGCCTAACGGGAAGAAAAAAGCCCGCAGGGATAACACCGACTTTACTCAGTATAAAGAAGGTGGGAAGGTCAATGCCGCTGGTAACTACACAAAACCTAGCTTGCGTAAACGTATTGTTTCTCAGGTTAAAGCTGCTGCAACACATGGTACTGGCGCAGGTCAGTGGTCGGCTCGTAAAGCCCAACTAGTAGCTAAAAAATATAAGGCGGCTGGTGGTGGATATAAATGAGTGGATTGGCAAAATCGCAGCGTTCTTTAAAAGCTTGGGGCGACCAAAAATGGACAACCAAGTCAGGGAAGAAATCGTCAGAAACGGGCGAGCGGTACCTGCCAAAGAAAGCAATACAAGCATTAAGCCCGCAGGAGTACGCAGCAACAACACGGGCAAAACGAGCAGGAAAAGCACAGGGGCAGCAATTCGTGCCGCAGCCGCAAAAGGTAAAAGCAAAAGTAAAACCGTATAGGAAGATTAAATGAAAGACTTCATGCAGGTTCAGATTGATGCGTCTGAACGTTTATACAACATGATGTTGGAAGACCACAAAGAACGTGTTAGAGATATGGCAATGTGGGCGGATACAAGCGTTGGTCTAATGAAAAAGTTAGATGAGCGAGATGCAGAAATAATTAAGTTACGTGAAGAAATACGAATACTAAAAAACGGATAAATAATGGCTGTTACCTCTGGACAAACTACTTTTAACCTAGACCTCTCTGAGCTTATTGAAGAAGCCTTTGAGCGTTGTGGCTCGCAATTACGTTCTGGATATGATATGCGCACTGCCCGTAGGTCTATTAATTTAATGACTGTTGAGTGGGCTAACCGTGGTATTAACCTTTGGACTATTGAAGAGTGTGTAATTCCTCTAGTTACAAACCAAGGCGTATACCCAGTACCTGCAGATACTATTGATATTTTAGACCTCGTAACAAGGACAAGCAATGGCAGTACATCGAATCAAACTGATATTAATCTGTCTCGTATTTCTGAGTCCACTTATTCTACTATTCCCAATAAACTAACTACTGGGCGCCCTATTCAAGTATGGTTTAACCGCCAAACTGCTTTGACTAATGGCACTGCTTCTACAACAGTTGCAACAGGCACAACAACCCCTTCAGTATCTGCTACAGATACAACTATTAATCTAACTAGCACGGCTGGTTTAGGGTCTACTGGATTTGTAAAAATTGATAACGAGACTATTGGATATACAAACATTAGCGGAAATCAGTTACTAAATTGTTGGCGTGGGCAAAACGGTACTACTGCAGCGAGTCACAATGCTGGCGCTTCCGTATATATTCAAAATTTGCCTTGTGTAAACGTCTGGCCTACTCCAGATGCTGGTGGCGGACCATATACTTTGGTGTACTGGCGTATGCGTAGATTACAGGATGCTGGGGACGGCGTAAATATTCAGGACATTCCATTCCGGTTTATTAATTGTTTTGTAGCGGGATTATCCTATATGTTAAGCGTTAAATTGCCTAATACAGACCCGCAAAGGGTTATGGGGTTAAAAATGGATTATGAGGAACAGTTTAATTTAGCGGCACAGGAAGATAGAGAGACAGCCCCAATTAGATGGGTTCCTAGAAACTTGTTCTATTCGAGGTAGTGTATGCCATCAAAGTATAGTTCTGGCAAACACTCGATTGCTGAATGTGACCGTTGTGGTCAAAGGTTTAAATTAGTACAGCTTAAAAAACTGACAATTAAAACTAAGTTGGTTAGCATTAAAGTATGCCCTGAGTGTTGGGAACCAGATCAACCTCAGTTACAATTAGGTATGTACCCGGTCAACGACCCACAAGCTGTACGGGAACCAAGACCAGATACAAGTTATTATGCATCAGGACAAACGGGTTTACAAACCCAAATTGGTAACGGAACGTCTATAGATCAAAACGGATACCAAGCCGAAGGTAGTAGAGTAATTCAATGGGGCTGGAGTCCTGTTGGCGGTGCAAGTAGTTTTGACACGGTTTTAACG